AAGGACGTGGTGATGGCCAAGCCTCACCAGAACGCAAATGGCGCGCTCCAAACTCCTTATGGCTTGTCGTGGAGTTTCGAGAGACGGCCCAGCATTCCGAAAAAATGCGGGTTCACCTCTTTACATGCATCCAGCAACTTGGCGAGTTGGCTAGGCCGGAGATCGTTAATTTGGCTCTTCGTAACCGACGTCATCAGGCACAGATCGGAAAGCCTGATATCTTCGAAGAGGACATTGTTGACGAGGTCTTGGTCGCTGACCTCTTGCATTAGCTTTCGAACATCCGCAACGCTAAGTTCCCGCACGGTCAACTCGACGCCATCAATATCAACAACTCGACTTGCTGTGAATGTGGACATTTTTGACTCCATAAAAAAGAAAACCCCGCAAATAGCGGGGCTTTCGAAGCACTATTTCCTATTTCAAATAAAGCGACGAGAGCCCCGCCAAGAACCCACCAAACACAGCAAAAAGCCCAGCAACAATAAATGAAACTATAATTATCGCTGGGATTGCAGCAATTGACGCCTTAACCATAAAGAAGACCATTGACCAAAAGCCCATTTTGAAGTCAATCACTACAACTGGACTTGCCCCTTTATAGTTCATGACAACATTTCTAGCCTCAGGATGTAGCTTAGAGAGATTGCCCCATGACATGGGGTCAGAGCTCTGACTGGCCTGACGCTCGGAATACTCTTGGTAATTAGTTCCACACTTAGGGCACGAGTCAGCGCTTTCTGTGATTTCTCGCATAGTCGGTTCATATGCGCAGTTTGGGCATTTCATAGCCGTCCTCCCTGTATGATGAAGAGGACTTTAGCATCACTGCGCCAGCACCAACACCTAGCACATAGCCGGGCTCTGATAGTTACAATGACAGATCGGAATCAGAGATTGCTCGCCCGGCGTCCCTGCCGGGCATGAACGGCGTCACACCGTCGCCAGTTCCTTCTTGATGTTGAAGTACTTCGATTTTCCAGCGCCGACCTTGGTCGGGTCCATCAGCACCTTGGCAGAGGCCTCGGCGGCCAGGAAGTCTTCGGTATTGAGCCAGTCCTGTTGGCTCGACGGGTTCAGGCGGCACCGGAAATAGCGCGCCTGGATGCGGCGCTGAGTACCAGCGGCGTTCTCGCCCTCGAAGAGGAATTCGAACGTCTTGCCGCTGTTGGTCAGCGCCTCGATCACATCGACGGTGGCGGACTTGTAAGTCACCTTGATCGGCGTGGCCGCAGAGATCGCCCCCCCTTCAACGATTTCGATGCCGGCGCCGGTCATGTTCCAGTCGTCGAACTCTTCGTAGGTCGTAGTGCCGTCATCGCTCTTCACGCTGGTGATCTCCAGCGGCATGAAGTCGAGCGCGATCGTGCCTCCCGGAACTGCGGTGTGCGCTTCATCGGTATGGGTGGCAGAAGGAACGTTAGTGGCGTCTCCCCACACCAAGGCAGCCAGGATGCTGGTCTTGAGTTCGCGGAAGTTGATCGACAACCCGACCGAAGTGATGCGCGAAACGGCATCGTACTCACCACCCTGCGGGGTGGTGGTATCCGGCAGAGTGATCTCGTTGGTCTCGATGGTCTGCTGGATAGTGGACACCAGGCCAGCGAACTGGAAGGGTGCTGTGACGCCAGACTCGCGGATCTTGAAGGGTCCGCCGATCACGTACGTCTCTTTCTCGATAGCCATATCAGGCCTCCTTCTTGATCACGCCTTCGCGGCGCAGGAATTCAACCTGGTCAGGGCTGACGTTGATCTTTTCGCCGGCCGCCTTCTCCTCGCCTTGGTGCCAATGCACCTTGGCCAGGGTGACCTCGACGGCTTTGTTCAGCGCAGCCGGAGGCGCGGCGTCGACCGTGGCCGGCACCTGGGGATCGCTCTTCATGGGTTACCCCTCGATGATGGTTTTCAGATAGACAGGGATTCGAATCACGGCAGCGGCCACTCCATCACCCGGCGGGTACGGCTCAGGCGCCCCCAACGTCAGCCCGGTAATGCCGCGCTCTCGGGGCAGCCAGCGCAGGAACTGCCCCTTGGGGGCAGGCATCAGGCACGCCAGAAGGTCTAGCTGTAGATCCTCCAGGGCCTCCTCATAGTGGTCATACCCACCTTGCACCGCGCCCACCACGTCGAAGCCACGATGGAAGCGAACGGCGGCATCAAGATGCTCCGGCGGCTGCTCCTTGCCGGGCTGGACAACAATCAGCGGAAAGCCCTCGTGCCGTTCCTTGACCAGCTCGTTAAACCACCCGGAGAGCACACGAGTGCCAGCGTCTGTCCGGTATCCCTGGTTTGGCGTGATGGTTTGCAGGCGCGCCAGCAAGGCCAAGCGGCCGATCGTGAGCACGTTCGGCTTCATGCTTCCTCCTCGATCGTTGCTGCCGTCAGCAACCAACCGTCGTTCGCAATGAGCTTTTCCACGAGATAGCGCGACGACCCGATGACGAAGAGGTCGCCACGCGATGCCGTTGGAACGTCCTTCGCCAGCCAACTGATCCCAACCTTGTCCGTGATGAAAACCCCATCAGGCCGCTCGTAGGTGAGGTTTCGGTCGACCTGCAGCGGTATCCCCTTGATCGGGGGGCGACCGATTCCGCGGAACTCGCCCACGGCATCAGATAACCGCTGCTGCCCACGATCGTGGAGCCGTTGGATCAGCCGGCCAAAACGGCCCGGCGCGCTCATTGCTGGATCAGCATCGCCGACGCGAAGCCGTCAACGGTGGGTTCGGTGATCTTGCCGAACGCCACCGAGTCGGCAGTGGCAGCAGCTACCAGTTCCCCATCGAGCACGCTGCACTTGGCACCCTGGGTCAGGCCAGCGGCAGCCGGGAGCCGCCAGACGCCGCCAGACTTCCCAGCGAAAGGTTCTCCCTCGGCAGCGTTGACCAGCGACACCACCACCAGGTCACCTACTACCGCCGGCACACCGGACTGAACGCCGCCAGAGGGCGCGATGAGAGTCAGGACGTCGCCGTCCTCCACATAGTTCTTCGCCATGGTTGATTCTCCTAATGGCAGAAACAGAAAGCCCCGCTAGATGCGGGGCTCGGGAGTTGGCGCCGATCAGGCGCCGTTGGATTTCTGCAGGCCACGGAATTCCAGGGGCGCCACGCCGGCGTCGATGCGGACCTTGGTTGCTACGCCGTCGACGGTGAAGCCCTGCTGCTGCTCCATGTAGGGCAGTTCGTTGCCATCGAGGTACGCAACCTCAATGGTGTCCGAGCCCTGGCGAGCGGCCAGGTAGTAGGCAGTAGCCGAGTTGTCATCCAGCCGCGGCTCGCCGATCACCTCGGCGAAGTTGCGGATCGGGTTCTCGATGCCGGAGTTCGATTCTGCGCCGGGCACCGAGGCCGAGCGGATGATCTGCTTGGCCTTATCCTCCAGAGCCACAGGGGTCAGCACGAAGGCCGGCCGGATGTTGAGCGTGCGAGGCTTCCCACCTTCCACCTCGGTCTTCTGAGTAGCCATCTGAGTCTTAGCCTTGCTCAGCGACTCGATGGACAGCGCAGAGCTTGCGCCGGTCTGCAGGTTCTTGTGATCGGCATGGAACAGAGCCTTGCCGTCCGACAGCACCGGGTTGCTGGTCAGGATGGCGTAGACCAGATCGCCGATGGTTGCCTTGGCCGCCATGCCCATCTTGCGCGGGATGTCGGTGAGCAGGTTCATGTCGTCGTTGATGATGGCCTGACGGGTAATGCTGAAGATCTCGCCGTAGGTGGCCAGGGCGATCGGCTGGGAGCGACTACCGACGGTAACGTACTTGTACTCGGCGCCTTCGCGCACTTGGCGCAGGGACGGAAACTCGCCGAGGCCAACGCGGTGCACCGTTTTGAAGTCGGACAACATGCCCTTCTTCGTCCACAGTTGGAAGGTCTCCTCGGCCTCGTCCCAGCCGGCCAACATGGAGCGGTTGGCCACGTCGATCAGGATCGTGCCGAAGTCGCTGGTGGTATGAGTGAAAGCCAGGCCAACCATTTGCATCGGACTGTAGGAGGCAACACCAATACCACGGTCGACCAGCGAAGCACGCGCCAGTTCGCGCAGGCTCATGAAGTTGTAGCGGTTGTCGCTCTGCTGTTCTTCCAGGCCGGCACGGGCCATAACGGAGGCGCGGACGGAGTCACCAACCAGATTGCCGTTGCCAGCGTACACGTGGCTGTTTGCGCCCTGACTGCCGGAAGG